CAGAAGAGCGGAAAGGGCTCCAGGAGCGCTTTCATGTGGGTGGAAACTACATGATGGACGTGCTCGCCTTCCGGAAGGACGGCCCCACTGCAAGGAAGATCCGGCTGGCTGCGCTGCAGCTGGGGGGCCGGTATGTAGATCCGGACTTCGCGCCCAATTGCCGGGTGCAGTACGTCAATGGTCAGATTATCCAGACGTTTGCGGACCAGGTGGTCCTTACGATTGACCGCGAGTCCGGGAACATTATCCTCACTCACCGTGGGGAGACAGTAGATAAGGCTGAGAACGCGACGATGAATCAGTGGCAGGCCGCAGCCTTCTACGCCCAGACGGTGGCTGAAAATTCAATGATAACGAAATAATACTATGAAGCAAAAGCACACAAAAGCAAAGAAGGCCAACCGTATATCTGGTTTTCAAAAGGTCCCCAAATTACACCTACAGCGAGAGAAGAGTTCTCAAGCGCGAATATATGCAGCCTAAAAAGAGGAAATGCTATGGCCTGCAGGTCAAAAGAATCCAGACCATCAAAAAGGAAAAATACAATGGCGTGCGATATCAAATTATTATCAATATAGAGCACGCTTTCGAAAAGCGACCGAAATCGCTAAAATAGACTGCCGGGAGGCGGGCGTCTGCGGCCGGAAAGCCATAAACGAGGATTAAGTTAGTTATCAGTCAGTTTAGTGTAGCGGGGGCCACCGGCCGAGCCCCCATATAGCGGGGTAGCTCAGAAGGTAGAGCGCATGGGAACTACCGTATGTACCATGGGGTCGCAGGTTCGAGTCCTGTCCCCGCTTCCAAATATAATTATTGAATTATGAAAAGAGTTTTCACAACCATCATCCTTGCCATCGCCGCCATCGCGGCGCTGGTGTATGCATGCTCGTTCAAGGTGAGCGGCCTGGCCTGGTTCCCCGGCTTTTTTGTGGCGTTGTGCTGCGGCATCGGGATCATGGATATCCACGGGATAGGCAAGGAGAATAAACAGAACACCGGTCGTTAGAACCGGATGAGGCCCTGGGAAGCCCGCCCTCTCCAGCTTGGCCGTTGGGGGGGGCACCAACTGGAACGGAAGATGAACATTGACAACATAGTTACAGTGACGGTGCAGCAGTTGACGGACGCCAGTTCCGGCAAGGCCGTGATGAGTAGGGCGTGTTATGACAAACTCGTTCAGCGCAAACTTATCACCGTTGTCCGTCCTGGAAAGGGCCTGGATCATCCTGCCCTGGTGGACTTCGATTCCCTTCCGACGCGATTCAAACAGCGTTTTATCGACATTTACGGCGACCCCCACAAGCAAATGGAGAAAGAGCAGGAGTTGCGGCTGGATCCGGCCGCCCGTGTCTTCTTCGAGGACTATATCCTTCCGGATGACACCCACATCAAGGCAGAGAAGATTGCCGAGTTCACCTTGAACGCCTCTGTGCTGAACATGCTCATAGACATGGAGAAGACGCAGGGAGTGAGCCGCCGGCTCTACGGCAACGGCACGCCCATCAACTGGCCTCCCATCTATGACGAGTGCGAGAAGATGCGTGAGGCCTACGGGCACACCCTCCCTAAGAGCACGGCCCGCCTGAGGGACAAGATCCGCGAGTATAAGCGTGACGGATACGCATGCCTGGTGAGCGGTCACCTGGTGAACGCCAACTCCTGCAAGATCACGCCGGAGGCCGGGCCGTACATCATCGCCCTCAAGTGCTCCAGGGTGCCAGTTTATAACAATGCACAGATCTTTGCGAAATACAACGAGGTGGCGCCTTCTCGCGGCTGGAAGCCGGTGAAGTCGAAGGCCACCATCACCAGTTTCCTTGAGCGGCCGGAAGTGAAGATTCAATGGTACGGATCGGTTGTCGGCGACACGAAGGCCAAGATGCACTATACCCGTATGAATTCCACCATCCTTCCCACCCTGCCCAATGCGCTCTGGTATGGTGATGGTACCCGTCTCAACCTCTTCTACAGGGCTTATGTGGACGGCCGCTACAAGCTGGCCACCCTGAATGTGTATGAGGTCATCGACGCCGCTACGGAGGTTTTCCTGGGCTGCCACATCTCTAACACTGAGAATTTCGAAGCCATCTACGAGGCCACCAGGAACGCACTGGAGTTCGCCGGCTGCAAGCCTTACGAGTACGTGACCGATAACCAGGGCGGCACGAAGCGGGCCGACGCCCAGGAGTGGCTGCGGAAGGTGGCCACCTGCTTCCGCACCACGGCCCCTCATCAGGCGCCTGCAAAGACCATCGAGTCCGTCTTTGGCCGCTTCCAGGCACAGGTGCTTCATCAGGAATGGTTCTATACCGGCGGCAACATCACCGCCAAGAGCGACGCGGCACGCATCCACCGCGAATTCATCGAAGCCAATATTGACAAACTGCCCACCTATAGTGAGGTGGTGGAGATATACATGAATGCCCGGCAGCGCTGGAATGCGATGGAGCATCCGGATAAGAAGCGCTATGCCGGACTTTCCCGGCTTCAGGTCTATCAGTCCACGGAGAACCCGAAGGCTGTCCCTCTGACGGACGCCATCCGCCGGGATCTGTTCTACGTCACGACGGCCAGGCCTTCGAAATTCACCGCCTATGGCATCTGGTTCACCGTTGCCGGAGAGAGACTCCAGTATGAGGTTTTTGGCAAGGACGGCGAGCCGGATCTGCTTTGGCGCCGGGAGAACACCGACCGGGAGTTCTACGTCTCCTACGACCCCCGCGATCTCTCCACGGTGCGCCTGCTGACGCGGGACCAGTACGGATACCGCTTCGTGGCAGAGGCCGGCCCTTACAGGATGAACCACCGTGCCCTGCAGGACCAGACTGCGGAGGAGCGGAGCTTCCTCCGCCAGCAGGATGAGCGGAACAAGATCGACAGGATCCAGCGCAAGATGGCCCTTGACGAACTGCTGCACCGTGAGGGGATGGCGCCGGAACAGCACGGATTGGTGGATCCCGGCCTTTCCGCCCTCAATGAAAGCAAGAAGAGTTATGAGCGGCTTGTGGAAAAGGCCCGGGTCGCAGAGGAGCCGGAGCCGGCCGAGGTCTATCCGGATACCCTCGGCCAGCAGGAGAAGGCCGACAGCCTGCGTACCCAATACAACCCCACGGCGGCCTTGAACAGGATTTAAACGCGACACACACAAAAAACAATTCAATATATGGATGAGAACAAAAAGACTGAAGTGAGGAACCGCCTGGCACGTTACTGCCAGCGCTATCCCTCCAACAACATGGCCGCCGCCTCGCTGAAGAACATCAGCGCCGCGACCATTTCGAACATCCTTAACCAGAAATGGAACCTGATCTCCGAGGAGATGTGGCGCCGGCTGGAGTCCCAACTGGTGCGGAATGAAGGCTGGCAGATCTTCTCCACGGCCGCTTACCAGGACATGACGCTTTACCTTGGCTACGCCCAACAGCAGAGCAACGTGATGTGGGTGGCTGCTCCGGCCGGCATCGGCAAGAGCACGGCAGCGGCCAGTTACGCCGCGCTGAACAGGAACGTTTTCCGCCTCACCTGTGCACCTGACATGACCCGCTCGGACTTCGTGCATGAGTTGGCCGGTACCGTCGGCGTGCGTGCCAACGGGATGAGCATCCGGGAGTCCTTCCAGGAGATATTGAAGCACCTTGTCACCCTGGATCATCCGCTGCTCATCTTCGACGAAGCCGACAAACTGGCCGACAGCGTGATGTACTACTTCATCGCTATCTACAACGCCCTTGAGGACCGCTGCGGGATTGTGTTCCTGTCCACGGCCGCCATCAAGAAACGCATCACCCGTGGCGTGCTGAAGGATAAGAAGGGTTACGATGAGATCGAGAGCCGGATCTGCCGGCGCTATATTGACCTCACGCCGGTGAGCGCCCGTGAGATCGAGCAGATCTGCCTGGCCAACGGCCTGCAGGATACCCAGGCTATTGCCCGTGTGAAGTCCGACGTGAAGGCCTACGGGAATGACCTCCGCCGCGTGAAGCAGTCGGTGGGCCGTGAACTGTTGAAGCGTAAACAGGAAGAATCGGAGTAGTATGAAGCGTTCTCTCTCGGCAGGACAGGTGCTACAGGTGCGCAATCAGACGCTCCAGATCTCCCCGGAATGGCAGGGATGCCTGGGCGATGAGATTGCGCGTCACGGCATCGTATTTATCTGGGGGAACAGCGGGAACGGCAAGAGTTCGGCCGTGATGTCTTTCGCCAAGATGCTGGCCGCCAGCGGGAAGGTGCTCTATGTGTCGAAGGAGGAAGGGTACAGGTTTAGTTTCCAGAACACCCTTCGCCGGTTCAGCATGACAGAGTGCGGAAAGGCCTTCCAGGTGACGGACAAGGAGACGGTCGAAAGCCTGACGGAGCGCCTTGACAAGGCCCGCAGCCCGGAGTTCGTGGTGATCGATTCAGTGCAGGCCATGGGCATCGGTTCCCGGGCCTTCAAGGAGTTGCGGGACCGCTTCAGCAACAAACTGCTGGTGCTGGTCTCCCAGGCCGACGGCAAGCGCCCCCTGGGGCGTGCCGCTCAGAACATGATGTATGAGGCCGACCTGAAGTTGTGGGTGGAAGGGTATACGGTGTTCTCGAAGGGCCGATTCATGGGACCGACAAAGGAGTACGTGACGTGGGACGAGGGCGCCAGACTCTACTGGGAGGGACGCAAAAAGGAATAACGATATGATTGCAACGATTGTAGTACGGTCAAGGACTAAGGACCACATAACGGGAGATTACTTCTGGGAGTATTGCCGGCTCGATGTCTGGAGGGACGGCATGGGGCTCATCCGGACCAGGGGCAAGAGCATTACCAGGCAGCAGGCCAAGGCGTACATCGAGAAGAACGGCCTGACGGAGTCTCACTCCACCCTGGACGGGCAGATATATGAAGCGCCGGACAGGCCGTTCAAGAGTCTTTTTCCCAACGGGATAAGGACCCGCCAGGAACTTGAAGCAATAGAAAAAACCGATCATATATGAAACGCAACTACAAACATTTCTACGCGCTGCTCAAGGAGCATCCGCAGGTAGACAAGGATGAACTTGTCCTGCAATTCACTGACGGGCGCACGACTCATCTCACGGAGATGACCGGGAAGGAGTACATGCAGATGGTCGGTGCCCTGGAGGAAGCGTCCGCACCGTCCAGGGCGGAACTCAAGCGCTGGAGGTCCTCTGCCCTTCTTCGCATCGGCCGCCTGGGCATCAACACCATCGACAACTGGGATGGCATCAACGCCTTCGTCTCCTCTAAGAAGATTGCCGGCAAGCCGTTTTATGAACTCACTATAGCAGACTTGCAGCAGTTGGTGAGGAAGTTGGAGTCCATCGAGCGGAAGGGTGGCTTGAAGTCGGCCGAAGAAAAGCCCGAGGAGCCTCATCCTGCGGCCTTACAGGCACTTGCATGGTTCAAGCGGCCCACTATTGCATCATAACAAAAAGAGTGGCTGAAAATGGCGCATATTGAAGAAAGCCGGGTGTCTGGAGAGATTGTCGTCGCCCTGAATGCGGAAGACGTGAAGATGCTTCTGCCCCACGTGTCAGACACCGTCACATTTATGGAGGAGAACTTGTCAAAGTTCAGAGACTACAAGGATCGGATAGCCCGCTTCCGAATGCTATTGAGTACATTGAGGGTTTTTATTGACTACTACCATGAAAAAGGAAAGGATATTTGAAATCGAACTGACGGAGGAGGAGCTGAAGATTGTCGGGATTGCCCTGACTTGCATGCCTGAAAGGCTCATTGATGCCATCTACTATGATTCCGCCATCAACAAGCGGAAAGACAATGTCAAAAGGCTGGATATCGCAACGGCCCTGATCTACAGAATAAGTGAAATTATCGAGAATTCAACACACTAAAAACAACAGTCACATGGACAATCAGAAATTATCTTCGGGCGTCGATACGACGTTCAAAGACAAGGATGGGAAGGCCATCCAAGTGCATTCCTATGTGAAGGATGCCAACGGAAACAAGTATTACATCAACAGCCATTGCCAGGCTGTCCCTGAAGGCGGAGAAGCCCCTGCAGTGGAACTTCGCAGTCTCCTGGAGTCCTCTGAGGTGACCGTCATGCCGGCGG